TATAGAACATATATTCTCAACGGAGGTAACTCTTTATGGCTCTTTTGCACATACTCCAAGTGAAACAACTTTACGTCCGTCAGATATTGATGGTTACTATTACACGAATGTAACGTTTGAAACTACAGACGAGAATATGGTCAATGCACGTAAGGCTAGACTATGGGCTGATCTATACAGAATTATGCCAGGTTTGTCAGAGCGTACAGCTATGGACAAGATGGGCATAGATGAACCAACAGGTGAGCAAGATGAACGTGCTGTTGAAGATATGATGCGTTCAGGCCCAATGCAACAGGCACAAATGCTTATGGCATTAGCTGGTTTAGGTGAAGTAGGTGAAGTTGTTAGGCAGGCCTATCAAGAACAGTTGGGCTTACCTGAAGGGCAAGCACAAAGAAGAATGGGTGATGAGCAAGCGTTGACTACAGTTGATCAGTTAGGCAATCCTACTGAACCAGTCGTCACTGACGCTCGACTAAACGCACAAGTGGATCAAATACAAAGGCAGTTTCAATAATGTCAGGTGAATTAAGCGAACGAATAGTACGCAGAGCAGCAAGGATAGCAGCACGAGAGACAATGTTGGTGCGAGCTATCAATGAGCGATTTGGGTATTCCAATGAAACGCAGTTAAGGGATCAAGAGTTTAGCAGAATAGCTCGTAAGTATAATGCGTTGCCTGACAACATCAACAACAGGGGATGGACACCATTTACATTATCAACAATAGATGCGACACGTAATATAATAGAGCAGTCGCAGCAGGGTGGGCAGTAATTATGGCAGGTTTTTCTAGAAACCAAGCAGGGTTTATTAAAATTCCAAGAGATACTCCGTATGCTGAAAATGGCCTATCTCAAGAATTGCTAAAAAACTTTGGAGTCAGTCCTACTATAGCTTCTAACGCAACTACAACGCCTAACGAAGAGCAAGCTTTTTTTAATAGCATACTGGAAGCACTAAATTTGACTCTATCTGAAGGTCAGAAGGCATACATTGAAAAAAGAGCCCCAGACAGATTTGTAGTCAGGGTAAGGGATACAGAGACAAACACTGTGTTATATGATTTTCCTAGAGATGACGATATGGAATTTTTAATAAAAGATGGTGAATTAGTAGCAGTAGAGAGATTAATAGACGCTCCTGCGCCAAAGGTTCCTTCTGTTTCATATACATTCGTCACTGGGGCTGATGGTAAAGAGCAAATGGTTGGCACGGATGGTACAGTATTTGATACTGGTATAACAAATTTAGAACGTAAGCAAGAGCAGGCTAGACTCGATTTAAGTGAAAAGCAGTATAAAGAACTAGTTGCAAATAATGCAGTAACTCAAGGCCTTGCACGTGATAGATTGAAGTTAAACGAACTGCAAGAACAAAGTGCAAACGCTTATAGAACTGCATCGCTGACTGCTGATGATTTACAATTCAGAGCAAATTTAGCTGAAAATCGTAGACAATTTGATGTATCTACACAATTACAAGCAGCTTCATTAGCTCAAAGAGACAGGGCAGATAGACTACAAGCTGCATTTCAGATTAATAACGCTCGAATGGAAGCGTTAGATCGTGCTACTGAAATATTACGTAATCCATCAGATTATATTGCAAGGGGTTACGCTTTAGTCGGCAAGGAATCGCCTGTTCCATTTACTAGTCAGGCTGATTTAATAAACGCTGTATCTTCTGAATATAATGCACTAAATGATTATTTGAATACTATGGGTGCACCATTTGATGCAGCAGCATTTATGGCTTCAGTTCCTGCTCCTGCACCTGCACAACAAAATTTTTCTTCGGCAGATCTATTTAATGCTTTAAATATATCTCCACCTACACAGGCCGATCCATCTGCACCAGCTGCACCAGTTGCACCAGCTGCTACAGCACCGCCAGCAGCGCCAGCTGCTAGTCCTGCTACGCAGACTACACCTAGTTTTACTGAACCTGGGCTTGTGACGTCAATCGGTGGATTTGGATTTCCGCAGGATGGGTATGATGTAGGTTTTGCAGCAGAAAGAACTCCAGGGTATGCGGATATTTACAGAGGAGTACCAAGTCGTGGATTATCTGAAGCACAACTTACTCCATTTTCTATAGCACCTATAGGATTTATGGCTTCAGATATTGAAGAAGGAAATCCTGTTTTTGGGGGCTTCGATAGAGACGTTTATCCAATTATAAACCAACCGTTACAAGCCCAGTCTTTTGGCCCAAGTCAGTGGGATGCTAATCCGACACAAAGAGGAATAAAAAAGATT